CGGTGGTGGCGTTGGAATTTACGGAGAAGGAACATCTGGTGGTACGGTGTCATCAGATGGCGAGGGTGGTAAAGGTGGTTCTGGTGGAGAAGACGGACATGCAGGCGAACCTATCTCAAATGGTTCAATATCAAGCGGTGATATTGTGGGTGGAAACTACGGCGGCGGGGGTGGCGGCTCTGGTACTTCTGCTGGAGGCGGCCCAGGCGGTACTGGTGCGGTTCGTATTGTTTGGGGGACAAGTGTTGCATTCCCTACTACTAATGTGGAGAAAATTCCAACCGCTGGTTTTAATTTAACCAGTCTTTACGGCACTCAACATACTTTTTCTAACCCATTGACCAGTATGGATGCTCTTACAGATACAATATCTAATTTAAAAATAACCACGAATAAATTATATTCTTCTACTGGTTATTCCAATCCAAAATCAGTTGCAATTTTAAGTAACTCCAATAGTATTTCTGTTGAATCGGTAGAAACTGAAAAATTAATTATGACTAATAGAAATGACGAACACTTTTCGGTATCTAGTCATATTCCGTCTTCTATAGGGTTCCTCATAAAAGAAACTGAAACTTCGATTGAATATAAATTCCCAAGAAAAATAATAAAAACAGAAACTGATAAATCTGGTACAAGTCCGATCGAATCAAGTGCTCAACAAATTGATTTTATCACATACAACTTTGCGGATATTGGATATTTTGACAAAGATGGCAGAAAGTCGTTTGAACAAATAACTGATGAAAATGATCCAAGAATTGTAACTGATACTGGAGGTACTGGAGATACTGGTGGAACTGGAGATACTGGTGGAACTGGTGGCACTGGCGGAACAGGACCAATTCAATCGTGGAGTTCTTAATAAATGCATATTTCAATATCAGACAATCCTACTGATGGACAGACAGTTCAAATTGGAACAATTATTTACACATATAATGCAATAGTTGGAGTGTGGAATTCGCAACCATTGCGCTCAGGAACAGGCTCAACACTTACTCCACCAACAGAACCACTAAAAGGTTAAGTTAAAAAACATATAAATAGTCATATCAAAAGAGAGGTATGACATGGCCGTAGTTACATCTAGAGCTGAATTTAAAGAATATTGTCTTAGAAAATTAGGTTCTCCAGTTATTCAGATAAATGTCGCAGATGAACAAGTAGAAGATCGTGTAGACGATGCACTGGAGTTTTATCGTGACTATCATTTTGATGCGGTAGAGGATGTTTTTCTCAAGCACCAAATAACTGAAGACGATATTACAAACCGATATATTCCTATCAATGACTTAGTAATTGGAATCAAAAGAGTAATTCCTCTTTACGAAAAATTCAGTCATAGTACAAATATGTTTGATGTTAGATATCAAATGTTTTTAAATGATGTTTATAATTTAAGAAGTACAGATATGTTATCATATGAATTGACTCAAAGTCATATTCAATTAGTCAATGATATGATTACTGGACAAGTTCCTATCAGATTTAACAGACATCAAAACCAACTTCATCTTGATATTGATTGGGATGAAGCATTAGTTGTTGGTGAGTTTATTATTGTAGAAGCAATGAGGGTTCTTGATCCCAATGTTTATACAGATGTTTGGAATGACAGATGGTTAAAAAGATACGCAACCGCACTGATTAAAAAACAATGGGGAGAGAATTTATCGAAGTACGAAGGCATTGCGATGCCTGGAGGTGTGACTTTCAATGGTTCCAGAATTATTGATGAAGCAAATCAAGAAATAGAACAACTGGAACAAGAAATGTCTTTAAGTTATGAACTTCCTGTAGACATTATGGTGGGATAGTCATATGGCTACAAATCAGTATTTTAACACTATATCATTTGCACCAGAGCAATCCTTAACAGAAAATCTTGTCGCTGAATCGATTCAGATTCATGGACAGGATATGTATTATCTGAAAAGAACCGATGTAAACGAAGATACTGTTTTTAACGAGTCAACTATAAGTGAATTTAACGATGCATTTTCTATAGAAATGTATATCGAAGATGCAGATGGTTTCCAAGGAGAGGGAGACTTCTTATCCAAGTTTGGATTAGAAATTAGAGATCAATTAAATCTTATTGTATCTATTAAAAGGTGGGATGAAGAGTCCACAATCCAATACCCACAAGAAGGCGACTTAGTATATTGGCCATTACAAGATAAAATATATGAAATTAAATTTGTAGAAGACGAAGTTTCCTTCTGGCAATTAGGTAAAAGATATGTCTATAGACTATCGACAGAATCATTTGAATTCTCAAGTGAAAAGTTTAATACAGGAATTGATGAGATTGATGATATTCAACAACAAACATTTGTTACTGTCGATTTAACTTTGGGTACTGGAACTGGTGATTTTATCGTAGGCGAAATAGTATATCAGGGTGCAAACTTCGATTCAGCAACAGCAACAGGTACAGTAGAAACTTGGAATTCTGGAACTAAGGTTTTGAAACTTTCAAACCTTACAGGGAGTTTTGCACAAAACACAAATACTGTTGGTAGAGACAGTGGTGCAAATTATCTATTGGGCGCAACGCAACAGATTGTATATACAGAAAACAAAACAACAGATACCACAGATGGAACTTCTGGACAAGACACAGTATTCACTGGTTCAAGTTCAAGTGTAGAAAAGGTTATCGACTTTACTGTTGGAAACCCATTCAGTGAGGATTACTAATGTTAGGTAATAGTCCATATTATAGAAGTACAATTAGAAACTATGTTATTGCATTTGGTTCTATATTCGATGACATTACTATCGATAGAAGAAATGCTAATGGAGATGTATTAGAAACAATTAAAGTTCCTCTTGCATATGGGCCATCACAAAAATATCTGGCAAGAATAAATCAACCAGCAGGAAATCTTGGTGATTCTGTTGCAATTACTTTACCTAGAATGAGTTTTGAAATTTCTGGGTTTACATATGCACCAGAAAGAAAATTTTCCAAGACACAAAAAATGTTTAAACCAAATTCTGCAGACCCAAACACTAAAAACTATGTGTACAATCCAGTACCATATGATGTTGGATTCACTTTAACAGTGATGGCAAAAAATGCGGATGATGCAACTCAAATAGTAGAACAAATATTACCGTACTTTACTCCTACCTTTAATATACCAATAAAAGAAGCAAATGAGTTAAGTGTAATTCGTGATACAGGACTGACATTAAATTCTGTATCATATGAGGATGATTATGAAGGAGACTTTCTATCTAGAAGAGCGCTTCTGTGGACATTAGAATTTACATTAAATGGATTTTTCTATGGTGTTCCAAGAGAACAAAAAATCATTAGAACAAGTACTGCAACAGTGGGCGACTTAGATAGTTCAGAAGTAACATATGCGGAAGCAACAATAACAACTGACCCTAGTAATGCACTTCAAACAGATAACTATGAATTTTTGACCACATTTAATGAAGACTTTGGAGAATAACAATGAAGAAACTAGATGATGAGCAGTTAAGTAAGTTTCTTGAAATCGATAACAAAATAGAAAAGAAATCACAAGAAATAATAGAACGTCAAAAAAATAATGTAGAAATTTATAAAGACAAAGAATCTAGAAACGAAGATATTGAAGAAGACTATCAATATCACAGAGAACTTTTAAAAGATTTAGTTTCTATGGGACAAGAATCTTTACAAAATTTGATGATGATTGCAAGGGAAAGTGAACATCCCAGAGCATATGAAGTGACTGCAGGACTTTTGAAAACTACTGGCGATTTAGCAAAAGATTTAATAGAACTTCAATTGACAATGAATAAAATAGAAAACACTAAAGACGGTGGAGTTCCACAAAAAGTAGTGAATAACGCAATATTGGTTGGAAGTACCAATGAACTCTTAGAAAGACTAAGAGGTAAAAATAGAGAAGAAGATACTGATGAGTGAAGTATATCACAACAACCCCAATCTAAAAGCAGCTGGGGTTGAGATTGAATGGACTGAAGAACAGGCCGCAGAATATGTCAAGTGTATGGAAGACCCTATACATTTTATTAAGATATATATGAAGATTGTCAATGTTGATAAGGGTTTGGTAAACTTTGACCTATATCCATTCCAAGAAAAGATGATTAGATCATTTCATGATGAAAGATTTACTATTTGTAAAATTGGGAGACAGTCTGGTAAGTCTATTACATGTATTGCATTCTTTCTTCACTATATTCTTTTCAACAAAGATGTTTCTGTTGCATTACTTGCAAACAAACTTGCTACTGCAAGGGAATTATTAAGTAGACTACAAAGAGCATACGAGAATCTTCCAAAATGGTTACAACAAGGCGTGATGGTTTGGAATAAAGGTTCTATCGAATTAGAGAACGGTGCAAAGGTACTTGCAGCTGCAACATCATCAAGTGCAATTCGTGGTGGTTCTTTTAATATTCTTTTCTTGGACGAATTTGCATTCGTTCCAAATGAAATTGCAGAGGAATTTTTTAATTCTGTGTATCCTACAATTTCGTCTGGTGAATCAACTAAAGTTCTTATTGTATCAACTCCGCAAGGAATGAATCATTTCTATAAATTGTGGGTTGATGCAGAAGAAGGAAGAAATACATATAATCCTATTTCTGTACACTGGAGTGAAGTACCAGGCAGGGATGAGGAGTGGAAAAAAACAACAATTAAAAATACATCTGAAGAACAGTTCAGACAAGAATTTGACACTGAGTTTTTAGGAAGTTCAAACACTTTAATTAGTCCAACAAAATTAAAAACTCTGGCTTATAGAAATCCACTTGAGAAATTAGAAAATGGAAGTCTAAAAATATATGAGAAGCCTAGAGAAGGAAGAGTATATTTTACTACAGTAGATGTAGCTAGAGGTAGAGGATTAGATTATTCTGCATTCTCTATATTTGATGCGTCTGAAGTTCCGTATAAACAGGTTGCAGTTTTTAGGTCGAATTTAATTCCTCCCATGGTATATCCTACTGTAATTAAAAAGATGTGTCAGATATATAATGACTCTTATGTTTTGATAGAAGTGAATGATGTTGGACAACAAGTTTCGGATATATTATACCATGAGTTAGAATATGAAAATATGATAAGTATTCATAATGACACAAGAAAAGGACAAAGTGTTAGTGGTGGTTTTGGTGGAAGAGGCGGAACTACACTAGGAATTAGAACAACAAAGGCAACTAAAAAAATAGGATGTTTAAATCTTAAGAGTTTAGTCGAGGAAGATAAAATTTTCATACAAGATTTTGATACAATCAATGAATTAACAAGTTTTATTTCGAAGGGTCATAAATATCAAGCAGATGTTGGTAAAAATGACGATTTAGTGGACACATTAATTTTGTTCTCTTGGATGACAACAGATGATTATTTTAAAGAACTATCTGATATTGACACTAGAAACGAAATTTATGAGGAGAGATTAAGAAATATTGAGGAAAATATGTTACCATTTGGATTTATTTCATCCAGTTATGATTTCGAATCTTTTGTTGATGCTGATGGAGACAGATGGACTGCAGAAGACACCAATTAGGTAATTAGGTGAATTTGTTGTTTTTATAAATAAATAGAAAATACACTATAAAATAATTTAAAGGAGATAAAAAATGGCATTCCAAGTAAGTCCTGGCGTTAACATTTCAGAGATTGATGCTTCTACAAGTGTTCCAGCATTAGCCACTAATACTGGTGGTTTAGTTGGTAGATTTAGTAAAGGCCCAATTGACGAAATCGTAACCGTAAGTAGCGTTGAAGAATTGAGACATCATTTTGGCGACCCAGCCGAAGACAACTATAGGTCATGGTTCACAGCGGCTAACTTCCTTTCATATTCAAATTCATTGAAAGTTGTTAGAGTTGCGAATGATGATGATTCGAATGACACAAATAGAATTAAAAACGCAATATCTGGTATTGCTGCTGCAACTGTTGCAACTGCAAGAACAGACAATTTTACTGGACAGTCTTCAACAACTGATACAGTATTTGGTTCATCTGCACAATCATTTAGTTATGCAGTTAATACTACTGCACCAACTGCAAGTGTTGACTTACATACAACTGCAGATAGTGCAGGAAACTATCTTTTACCAAGACAGAGTACTAGTGGATTAGTTACCAGTTCTCTAAACGCAACTGGGACTGATACTCCAGTTCGTATTCTCTCTGGAACAGATGTTCAGGTTTCCGTAAGAGGTGTAAATGAAACTTCTGGTGGACTTGTTCCAACAGCACGTTACTCTCTATCTGGACAAGCAATTACATTTGAAACACCAATTGGACAAACAGCAAACTCTGGGCCATATTACATCCATTCAGCGGATGGGGCTGCAGTTAGTGCGGCGACAACAAATCTTGGTTCTGGTTTTTATTATCCAGCATATGACAGAGTTTCTGATGCAGAAATCGCTGACGCCGGTACATATAATGGTGATGGAGTCGCTGTAGCATATTTCTTCCAAAAATATGGTGGTGGAATTACAGAAACTGCAAACGCAAATGATACTGTTACTTTAGATAACACAGATCATGGTTTCCAAGTTGGTGATGCAGTCGTGTATGCAGAAAATGGTGGCGCCGCAGTAGGTCTTACTGACGGAACAGTTTATTATGTTGCATCTGTAAATGCCGCAACAATCGGACTTTCTGAAACATTTGACTTCCAATCAAATACTGCTGGGACTGTTGTTGGCATTGACGCAGATACAACTTTACCAGCTGTCGCTGGTGGTAACATTTACAAAGTTTGGTACATGCCAGATGAGTTTGAAAACACTGCAACTGCTGCTGCTCCTGCAAATACTGCAATTAAATTATTCGCAGATGCGAACGACCAAGTTGTAATCAATGCATCACAACAAACTGTGTTCACATTAACAAATGCGCCAGGTACATATGCAATAGAAAATCAATCTATTGTTGCAACAAATGACGTTGACGGTGCATATGCATCTACAGACTTTACAGTTGCTGCAAATAGTGCAGATTTTACTTTCCTTTCAAATGCTCCACTTACAGGTGAATCAGTAACTATTACTGTCCCTGCAAGACGTTCATTTACACTTGGTCAACAGGTTACTGCTGCACAAACTGTAGAAGTTACTGTCAATGGTGTTCCATACGCAGATGGTGCTGCAACTAATGGATTTAGTTTAGTCGGTGATAGAAGAAGAATCTTGTTTGCGACTGCTCCTGCTGGTGGTGACGCTATTGTTGTAAGAACAAACTTACCAGAAGAAACATCATATACATTTAATACAACAGTATATCTACCAAACAAAGATGCATTTGATGCACTTGGATTTGGTAATGCTGGATTTAGCGGTCATGAATTTGCATTCAAAGATTCTGGTGCCGTTGGTAATGGTTACAAAGTTTATCTTGTAGACGAATCTTCATATGATAACTTTGTAATCAACGAACCATCAATTGCAGCGGTTCTTAGTGGTGCTCCAACCGCATCTGATAATACTGTTGACCCAGTGACTAATGATGCACAAGGTATTTCAATCGTTGTTACTGAATTGTCTCCTGCTGGTGAAACAGTAGTAGAAGTTTTGGAAAATATGTCAAAAGCAAGTAACGGTAAGACAGAAGATGGTACAAACATCTATTATGTTGACCGTATTAACAATTTGTCCAAGCATGTTTATGTTCTTAATCACCCAACGGGTACTACCGATTGGGGTCAAGATATTACACTAACAAAGACAAGTTTTGCAAGACTTAATACAACAGGTTCTGCAACTGGTGCAGAACAATATGTCGAAAGAGAGTTTGGAAACGGTAGAAACGGAATTGCACCTACTACTGGTGCCTTCTCTAACGGAACAGATTTATTTGCTGATTCTGAAAACGTTGACATCGCATTCTTACTTGCTGGTGAAGCACTTGAAATTGCATCTAGTGTAGATGCCGCAAGAGCTGCAGCTGCAAAACTTATCCAAGTTGCTTCTGATAGAAAAGATACGGTTGCATGTCTGTCACCAAGGTATGCAGATGTAGTTACTGATGCAAATGCAAGAAGTTCAGATGCACAAATCGCATTCTGGAGAAGTGTTGGTTCAAACAACTATGCATTTGTAGATTCGAACTATAAATATCAGTATGATAAGTACGCTGACAAGTTCCGTTGGGTTCCATTCAATGGAGATGTTGCTGGTTTGATGGTTAGAAGTGAACAAGAAAGAGATGCATGGTATTCTCCTGCTGGATTCAACCGTGGTAATATCAAGAATGTTGTTAAAACACTTCAAACACAAGACAAAGCAGACAGAGATTCGTTGTATAAAAATGCAATCAATCCAGTCGTTAACTTCTCTGGACAGGGAACAGTATTATTTGGTGATAAGACATTCACTACCAAGAGTTCTGCATTTAGTAGAATCAATGTTAGAAGATTGTTTATTGTACTTGAAAAGTCTATTGCTGCCGCTGCCAAGTTCACTCTGTTTGAGTTCAATGATGAGTTTACTAGATCACAGTTTACATCTCTCATCGAACCATTCTTGCGTGAAGTACAAGGAAGAAGAGGTATTTACGACTTCAAAGTAGTTTGTGATGATACAAACAACACTGCCGAAGTGATTGATCAGAATCAATTCGTGGGTGACATCTACATTAAACCTGCAAGATCGATCAACTTCATTCAACTCAACTTTGTTGCAGTTAGAACTGGTGTTGATTTTGATGAAATTGTTGGTGCAGTTTAATATAAATAGATAAGAAAACAGGAGAAAATAAACAATGGCATTCAACATAGAACAATTTAAGTCAAACTTTGCAGATGGTGGCGCTCGTCCTAACTTATTTAGAGTTAGAATGAATTTTCCTGCTGGGGTAGGTGCTGCCGCTCCAACAGAACTTGCATTCGTTGTAAGAGCTGCTCAGATTCCTTCTTCAACAATCGCTCAGATTGATGTTCCTTACTTTGGTAGACAGGTAAGGGTTGCTGGTAATAGAACATTTGAACCATGGACTGTTACTGTTATCAATACTGAAGAGTTTGGTGTAAGAAATTCTCTGGAACAGTGGATGAACGCAATCAATCAGCATAACTTGAATACACAACAGTTTGCATCAAATTCACTTGCTGCTTACAAATCAAATGCATTTGTAGAACACTACGGCAAGGATGGACAAGGAAGTGTTATCGCTCGTTACGAGTTTAGAGGATTATTCCCTACTGAACTAGGAGCAGTAGAACTTTCTTGGGACGCAAACGATCAGTTGGAAGAATTTACAGCAACATTCGCATATGACTATTGGCAGCATGATAACGTTGTAACTTCTTAATTTAAATAATTAAAGAGTTGGATATAGTATGGAAATTAAATTATTTGGCTTCACTCTTCTAAAAACTGGAGAGGAAAACAAAAATCTTAAATCATTCGTCCCACCAAGTGGGACGAATGATGAAGACACCTTAGAAGTTTCTTCGAATTTTTACAGCACATTTTTAAATTTAGAAAATACCGCAAGAAGCGATCAAGAACTTATCGATAGATATAGAGATATGTCAATCTATCCAGAAGTCGAGGTTGCTATTGACGATATTGTTTCTGAAGCAATAGTTAATGAAACGGATGATTATCCAATTAAATTATTAACTAAAAATCTTGAGCAGACAGAAACTGTAAAAAGCAAAATCGCAGAAGAATTCAATAACATTTTAAATATTCTTGATTTTAAAAATCAAGGATACGATATCTTTCGATCTTGGTATATAGATGGAAGACTTTATTTTCACATCATTATTGATGAAAATAAACCAAAAGAAGGTATCAAAGAACTCAGAAAAATCGACCCACGCACTATCAAAAAAGTCAAAGAAATAGAAAGGGACGAAAAGCCTGGTGGGCCCACATTAATTAAATCAGTAAAAGAATTTTATTTGTATAATGAAAAGGGTATTCTTAATGGTGCAGATAAAACTACAGGCATTCCCATTTCTCCTGATGCGATTGCTTATGTAAGTTCTGGACTAAAAGATGCAAAAAGAAATTATACAATTGGATACTTACACAAGGCAATTAAAGCACTAAATCAATTAAAAATGGTAGAAGACTCTGTAGTAATATACAGATGGACAAGAGCACCAGAAAGAAGAGTTTTCTATATTGATGTTGGTAATCTTCCTAAAATTAAGGCAGAACAATATATTTCCGACATTATGAATAGATATAAGAATAAAGTTGCATATGATTCATCTACTGGTGAAATTAAAGATGAACGCAAACATATGTCTATGTTGGAAGATTTTTGGTTCCCAAGAAGAGAAGGTGGTAGAGGAACAGAAATTGAGACTCTGCCTGGCGGAACAAATTTAGGAGAAATTGAATATGTATTATACTTCCAGAAATAGTTATATAAATCTTTAAATGTTCCTGCATCTAGATTAGAATCAGATCAGTCTCTTGCATTAGGAAGAGCGACTGAAATTTCTAGAGATGAATATAAATTTAATAGATTTATTGTTAGACTTAGAAATCAATTTAGTAATTTATTTTTAGATTTACTTAAGACACAATTGATTTTGAAAGGTGTGATTACATCAGAAGAGTGGAAATCAGTCTCACAAGAATTGATTTTTGATTTTACACAAGATTCATATTATTCAGAAATTAAAAATTCTGAAATGATTAGAGATAGGATTGCACTCGCCGGCGAGATGACAGATCAAATTGGCAAGTACTACTCCAACATTTGGGTACAGAGAAATATTCTAAAACTCAGTGATGAAGAAATTAAAAATATGAAAGATGAAATTACGAAAGAGGCGGATGATCCGCTTTTTGGTAAAAAAGAAGATGAGGGTTTTTAAATGACAGAGAATGAAGATAATATAAATAATATAACAATAGATATTGTAGATAATTCTGTTTTAGGTAAAGCGGCTTCTGCTGCTGATGATATTAAATCAGTACTTGATGCAAAGAGACAGGAAGAAATCGACAATTACAAACAGGATTTTGCAAAAACAATGTTTAATAATCCTGTACATAGTGATGTTGAAAACGAAGAATAAATATTAAAGGGTTTAAAAGATGCATTCTTTTTTAGAATTCTTGGAAGATGACTTAGATGAAGCTGTTAAAAGAAAAATAGTCGTCAGAAAAGGTAAGAGAAAAATTAAATATGTGTCTGATAAGGCCGGTTATAAAGTAATTAACAAGAGAGAGGTCAAGATTAAACCAGGCGATATGCGAAAAATGAGTATTACTAATACTCGTTCCGCAAGAAAAAGAAAAGGCAAGGTTAATGTTGCAAATCTCCGTAGAAGAAGATCACTTCAAAGAAGGACAGGACTATGAAACTAATTACAGAAGTAGTTGAAGACATTCTGGTAGAATCTAAAGGAAAAGACCTTTTTATCGAAGGTGTTTTCTTACAATCAAATGTCAAAAATAGGAATGGTAGAGTATATCCTACAGAAGTTCTCGAAAGAGAAGTTGAGAGATATAACGAAAACTACATTCAAAAAAATAGAGCATTTGGAGAACTTGGACACCCAGAAGGCCCGACTATCAATCTGGAAAGAGTTTCCCATATGATTAAAGAGCTTAAGAGAGATGGTGATAATTTTGTTGGTAAAGCAAAAATTATGACAGATACTCCTTATGGCGCTATCGTTAATAACCTTATTAAAGAAGGTGCATCTTTAGGTGTTTCTTCTAGAGGTATGGGTAGTGTAAAACAGTCTGGTGGTGCAAATGTTGTTCAAGATGATTTTTATCTTGCAACCGCCGCAGACATCGTTGCAGACCCTTCTGCACCTAATGCATTTGTAGAAGGTATTATGGAAGGTAGAGAGTGGGTTTGGGAAAACGGTATTATTAGAGAAGCTCAAATTGCAGAATACCAAAACTCTCTCAAAAAGGCCAAAAGGCAACAATTAGAAGAAACAAAACTGAGAGTTTTCAAAGATTTTGTGTTAAAACTTTAAATATTATAAATAAATATAAATTAAAACTCTAAGGAGAAAGACAATGGAAGATTTAAAAAACAAAGATATGATTGAAGAAGTTGTTGCTTCTGAAGCCGAAGAGATTGATTCTCAGGTAGAAGAACTAATTGCCGACCTTCAAGAAGATCAAGAAGATGTCGCTGAGGCAAAAACTTCTAAAAAAGAAGATAAGCATGGTGATGATGAAGAAGAAGACGAAGCTGAGGAATCAGTAAAGAAAGAGTCTAAAACTTCTAAGAAAGAAATGGCAGATGAGGAAGACGAAGACGATGAAGAAGTCGCAGAGTCTAAGTCATCTAAGAAAGAAGATATGCATGGTGATGATGAAGAAGAAGACGAAGACGAAGAAGAAGTCAAAGAGTCTCCTAAGAAAAAAATGAATGCATCTTATAAGGTTGCCAAAGAAGATATCGATGTCAAAGAAGACGTTGATGCTATGCTTGCTGGACAGGAACTTACTGAAGAATTCCAGTCACAAGTTAAAACCATTTTCGAAGCAGCTGTAGTTGCTAAAGTAAACGAACAGTTGGAAAAAATGTACGAAGATTACGAAAAAGAACTTCATGAAGAAGTTTCTCATATCCGTGAAGATATTTCAGAAAAAGTGAATGAGTATCTTACTTATGTCGCTAAAGAGTGGGTTGAAGAAAATAAACTCGCCGTTGAAAACAAACTGAAGTTAGAAGTTATGGAAAACTTCATGTCAGGACTCAAAACTCTGTTTGAGGAAAATTATGTTGATGTGCCAGAAGATAAAATTGACCTTTATGGGGATGCATTATCTTCTCTTGAGGAAAAAGAGACAAAATTGGATGAGTCAGTTCAGAAGAATATCGAATTGACAAGGAAAATTCAAGCTCTAGAGACCGAAATCATCCTAAAGGATGTAACAGAAGGACTTGCAGTTTCACAAGTTGAAAAAGTAAGAACACTTACTGAGAGTGTTGATTTCGTGAACGCCGGTGATATGAGAAAAAAGATTACATTGATCAGAGATAATTATTTTCCATCTGAAGCAAGTGTGGAAAGCGAAAGTATTCTCGCTGAGAGTGCATTAGAAACTTCTGTAGAGGATTCGCCAGTGGTTAAAGAGGAAAATAAATTTCAATCGGTTATGGATATTTATGCGAGAGCACTAAATAAACCTAAAGATTAAAATTTTATAAATAATATTATAGAAACAAACATTATCTATTTAAGGAGAAAAAAATGCACGACTATAACGAGAACTTTGTTCAACAGTTAAAAGAAAAGTGGGCACCTGTTCTTGACCATGGTGAACATGCCGAGATTACAGACCCATACAGAAAGGCAGTAACTGCTATTCTTCTTGAGAATACAGAACAAGCCACAATCAAAGAAAACGCCTTAGGACGTTCTTCTTTGGATCAACTTAACGAAGCACCAACAAGTGTTGCACCATCAGGTGCTGCTTCTGGAAATATCCAGTATGCAGATCCAGTCATCATTTCTATGCTTCGTAGAACTGCACCAAACCTAATGGCATATGACCTTTGTGGTGTACAACCAATGACAGGACCAACTGGACTTATCTTTGCGATGCGTTCACGTTATTCTAATCAGACTGGTACAGAATCATCATTCAATGAAGCTAACACAGAGTTTTCTGGTGATGTTGCAGGACCAAATCACTCAGGTACAGATCCATTCGCTGGTGCTGTTGTCGTAGGTACTGCATTGGATGAGACAGGTTCAACAGTAACAACTGGTCTCGGTGGTTCAACTGCACAGGGTGAATTGTTGGGTAACGGTTCTACAATGACTGGAGACGGTAACTTCAATCAAATGGCATTTTCAATTGAGAGAGTTTCAGTAACTGCAAAAACAAGAGCATTGAAAGCTGAGTACACAACTGAACTTTCACAAGACTTGAAAGCGGTTCATGGACTTGATGCAGAAGCAGAACTTTCAACAATTCTTTCTACAGAAATCACTGCAGAAATCAACCGTGAAGTTCTTCGCACAATGTACGGTATCGCAAAACTTGGTGCTCAGTCTCAGGTAACTAACACAGGTATCTTCGATCTTGCTACAGATGCAGATGGACGTTGGTCAGTTGAGAAGTTCAAAGGACTTA